GTTTCTATCAGTGTATCTAAGAATTGATGGCCAAGAATCGGAAAAAACGACAAAGTAGTCTCTACTGCAAGCCTTGGTTCTGCCATCTTGTTCAGGTTTACGAAAGGGACTGGGATAATCTTATAGAACTCTTTTACTGGTTCATTAGGGAGGTGCGAAAGACTCAAATCGAACAGTTCCCTGAACTTCTTTGTTGCTGTCTTGAATCTAATGTCGCTTGGCGTTAGCTCAACAGATGGCAACATGGACTTGATTTTAGTGTCTACAATATCAAGTAAGTTCCTTTCCCATATTTCATCATCAGCAGAAGGGTAGGCAAAGCCTTTGAAAGGGCCTGTTAGTTTTAAGAAGTCTTTGAAGTACTGTCTGGACCCAAACAAATCTACGATCAATGAGTCTGGGACAGTTGAATAATCTACTTCAAAGTGGTCAAATTTATCCACAGGGATAGGTGAAGAGTTCAGAATGGACTGTATGACTGGGAAGTCAGGATTTTTCTCCGCTTGAGAAATCAACCACATGTATCGACGGAAGAGTCTCAAAGTATAACTTTGGATGGCTTCAGGGACTCGGTTTGAGACCAAATATTCTTCGATAGCATAACTAGATCGAGTCAATGCCAGAGCAGTTACAGTACAAGCACCTGCATATGCCTCAGTAAAGTAGGAATATTTGACAATCTTGGTATCTCGCGCTCTTTGAGGATCCGATGAAGTAAATGTCACATCTCGCACGTGCAAGTTACCTGAAGTATCGAAGAACAGTATGTCAGGAGTCTGGTTCCAGTAGCGACTTGGTATTGGGACTTTTGGCGGGTATGATGCTATGAAATCCTTAACTTTGTTTCTAGAGTCGTGTATAAATCCAACTCCCATACGCCTACATTCGAGATGTATAAGGTGGTCGTGCTGCAACTTCCGACACCTTTCTATTATGTTGGCAGAGTCTTCTGCGGTTGAATATTTGAGGTCCGTGTGAGAGGAAGAAAGAAATGATTCTGTCTCGTGGAACAAAAAGGTCTCATAATCTTCTGGATAATCTGCTTTAAAATCTTGTCTAAC